AAAATAACAAAGATGACAAAGTGTCCACCAATGTTGTTAGGATCTGAAAAATTATCATTCATATAATGATACATGATTGGACGTTGATCTGAGACATGTTTGGAAATGGCTTCTAAAGTTTTAGGATCAATAACACTATATTCGAAAGCAGTAAATTCAGCGACAGTTTTTAAAGTAGTAGGATCAATATTAGGAGGAATACGAGCAATACCAAGTGCACCGGCATGGAAACCAGTACCTGCAACCTTAACTTGATATTCTAGCCCGCCATTCCAAGCATTAAAAATACCAGATAAATATGAAATAATTTTATTAGCACGTAAAGGAGTAATAGGAATATTTTCTAAAAGAGTACCAGGTAATTGACTTGTAGACCAGACAAAATGTTTTAAAGCAACATGTTGTTTCTTGAGATACCCCATTATGTCATCGTTAGAAACGTTGGCATGACGAGGTCCCTCAATTGTAGCTGCTGGACGTCCTGCGATTGCTGGGACATCAAGAGCTGTTGACGCTGTGCTTGAAAACGTTGAGCCTGTTGCTGTTTCACCAATTACTTCTGGGATAGGAGGGTTATTTCCGCCGTTATCCATGTTTTAGTATTAAATCTTGAATTAGGTTCTATTAGTAAATCTGAATCAAATATTATATTTTCTTTAGAAATTGGGCAATTTATTTTGTGATCTGAATTAATTTGATTATTATTATTATATTCAATAATTGAATTATTTTCGCTTTGTAAATTTTCTTTTGGCAATTTTGAAATTGCGAATTCTGAAAGGAGTTCGCCGTACTTGTTAGTTATAGCATCACCTACTTCAAAACCGAAGTATTTGTGGCCATAATCAACTACAAATTTATGATTATGAGTGAAATTTTTGAAATTATAGTTTTTAAAAACGTGCTTAATAATCTTAAACATTAATCTATCTGGCTTAAATCTTATATTATCAGTATAATAGACGTATTTACATTTAGTAGGATTATCGTAATAATATTCTGCTTTTTCTTCCTGTTGATGACATTTAGCTCTAGTATATTCGTAACAATGCATTATATTTATAAAGCTTCTACCAGCAAAGTCAAATTCTCGAGGATAAAGTGGATGCAATTCATTACTATAAGGAATATTAATTATTTGTTTAGTTTCTATTTTTGGAAAAGTTGAGCAAAAATATGTTTCAAAGAAAGCTTGTTCAAAAGTTGGCAATTTAGGCAAAACCATAGAAAATTTCTTACTACATTCAACTAAGTGTTGTCTCGTTCTATTAAATATTTCTTTTCCTTTAAGTGAAGCTTCTGCTAGACAAGTTAACGCTGATAAACCAATAGTTGAAGGATCATAGTGAATTCGCTGTGTTCTACGATATTTATAACGTTTTGAAGCTTTACACCAATTTAACATTTTTAAAAAGCAATTATCTTCTAAAGCACCAACTAAAAATTTTTGTTTAGCTCCATTTAAATTTACTTCTACATATTCAAAACTACGTTTAAGAAAAGTTAATTCATTTAAAGGTTGGATCGTTAATTCTGTTTCTTTATCTGCTGAAGTTATTGTAAAACCAATTTTATTTAAAACATCTTGTATATTAAAGGGATTATACCAACTCAAAACTTCTGAACGTATAGTTTTAATTAGATCATCTCCAAAGGTAGCATCTGTAGTATATTCATCATATTTATAAAACTTTTCAGAACAATGCTCTGCTGCTAAAACTTTCCAAGCATATCTCATATTTAAATTACCAGCAATATTGTTCTTACCACCAGTATCTTCACCACCAGACATTAAACCACCAGGACATTCAATAATTAAATCATCGACTAAAACTAAAGGACAATTTTCTTGTTCATGTAACTTACGTCTAATATCATCATCTTCCTGTTTCCAATTGGGATCTGTTTCTTTATATATATTATTGTAAATTTTGTGATACCTTTCTAAAAATTCTTTTGGATGTGATGAATCAAAACCTGTATAATCACAATTCATTCGTAAATCGCCTGTTTTTAATAAATATTTATGTAATTTAGCATATTCGTGTGATGAAGCATTAATTCCTATTTTGAATGGTATTGAAGAATTTACATAAGTTAAGAGTGCTTGTGCTGCTCCAAAATATTGTTTCATAGCCATAAAATGATATAAAGGACCCATTTCAAAAATTCTAGTTCCGCAATCTTTAATCTTCTTAATTTTTAAAACCTCGTCTTTCTTTTGTGCAACATATATTACAGCTGTTCTTCCTTCATGTGTTTTTAGATGGTCTAAATATGTATTGAAATCATCTAAGATTTGTTGACCTTTATCATTCTCTGCAAATTCGTACTTACATGTTTCTATGTTGAAGAAGAAAGCATCGGCTTTATGTGTCATACCTCCACATTCGTAAGAATGAGGATATCCAACACCACTGCTCATATTAAGACTAGGAGAAGTAGAATAGTATTTACAACCATTAATTACTTCATCCATAGTTAGGATTTTAGATTGCATTCCTGTTCTTCTTATTCCTTCTAATAAAACCTCTGATAATTCTTCAACACATTCATCTAAATATTGTAAGTTGATTTCTTTTTGTTCTTTAGCAAATTTATTCAAACCTTTATATAATATATTTTCACATGGGACTTCTAAACGAGGATCTTTTTCTGAAAGAACTGAAGGTTCAAATACACAAGGGTCATCTGTTGAAAATGGGGAAGGGTAAATTTGTGTCTTATCACTAGAATATGCTGAATTACTATAAAACAAATCATCTTTATAAACTCCTGCTCTGCCTACACAACGAAGTGGGGTTTTTAATCCTACTGGTAATTCTAAATTTTCTATTATTACTTGTTGGAAAGGTAAAACTGTGATACTTTGCTCTATTAAACTCTGTTCTTCCATCTCTTCGAATTCTAAATCTGACTTAAAAACAACTGAAGTTAAACCGTGAACATCATGCAGCAACATGTAAACCTAAAATCTTTTCTGGATATGCTGAATTACAAATTAACATTGGACTACCACAAAAACCGGCCTGTGTTTGAATAGGATGGTTTCCTTCTAATGAATGTACATTATATAATAGACCGTCTTTTACTTTATTACCGCGAATTTCTAAAATTTTCTGTTCCTTAAGGGTTATTGGTTTTTCATAAATATTACCTGTGGCTGATCTACAATATAATGTTGCTTTAAAACCTTCAACTGAATTATTTACTCTTTCTCGTTGGAAATATTTACGTATGTCTTTAAATGAAATTGATTTTCCTATAACTTTAATAATTGCTAAATCTCTAACTTCATCAATAGCTAAAACTTTTGTTGCATATAAAATGTTATTAATCTTTACTTTAACTTCTCCAGATAAATGTCCAACTGTTAACATATAATTTTTATAAAATCCTTGTCCAAAACATACTTGTGTATTACCAACAAAAAGTGGGTAATTCTGATTCATTACTATATCTGCTAATTGTGCAGACTGTATATCTAAACATGCTTCATTTTCCATACTAACCTTTTTAATTGGTTCCGTAAATGTAAAATTTGATTTATTTTTAGTTGTTATTTTGGGTTGTTTTTGTTGTACATGTTGATAAGCATCAGCTGAAGTTTCATCTCCTATTTCTTTAAATTTAAATTTGTTTGTATTAGTGTAAATAGTATTTTGTTTAGGAGTTTGATGCTGATAAGCGTCTGCAGAAGTTTCCTCAACAGCCTTAAAAGTATTAGGGTTTGAATAATTAGTATTATTAACTTTGTTAAATTGAGCATTAGTCTGAAAACTATTGGGTTTATTAGTAAAGGATTGATCGTAAGTATCGTACATTTCTTCTGAAATTCGAGATTTATTTTTAGTACATAGTTCTTTTATAGCTAAAGCAGCGAAACCTGTTTTTAAAAAGTTTAGGAAATAATCACAATATTTTACTAAATCACGGGAAGGGGGGGTGAAATTTGCATAATTAATAGGAACTAAATCAACATTTCTTTGTATATGTCTATACCATGTAGCAACACGACCTTCTACTTTCCACAAAAACTCTCCATTAAAATAACATAAAACATCATTATTTTCATCTACTTTATATTCAAAACTATCGTCACAAATACAGAATACAATTTTTCCATCATCATCTGTTGTTAAAAAGAAAGCTTCATCTTTAAGTTTTACTACACAATCAAATTCTAAAGGACTGTCTAAACGTAAAGAATTTAATTGATTTAAACCTTCTTCCAAGTTTGCATTTAAAGTATAATTTTGGAAAACGTTACATACGATTTGAGCAAAAGCTTTTGTAATTACAGCATAAGGTAAAGTCGTTCTAACTATTTTTGTAATTTGCATTAATTCGAAAATTGATTTATGTGCAATTTCATCTACATCTTTCCAATACATATCAAACTCTACTAAATTTTTAGCTAATTCTTTATTTATTTTAATACGAGGGGTATTATCATATGAAATTACGTTCTTAATGTCTTTCTTTAAGTTTTCTTCTATCATTTTTGAAGCTCCTGTAATCTTAATATTCATTCCTTTGTAATTAAATACAACCATTCTAGAATACAATGATTTATTTGCTTCGTCTTCAACTTCTTCCTTTGTATAATATGTAGGATTAGTTAAATATCCTTTTAACCAACCAGATTTCTTCATAGCAAAACCAACATCAATCTTTATACATCTACGTAGAATTGCATCTCTCTGTTCAACATTTAAAGAATTTATCCAAGGCTCATAATCTGTTACATTAGCAGTTAAAATTACATCTTTATTTCCTTTATCATATGACTCTAGAATATATTTTCTTATATTATCAGGTGTATTCTGAATAGTAAATTCATCATATTTGAAATCACCATCTTCTCGGAGATTATTAAACTTTCTTGCTAATGTAGTTTTTCCTGTTCCAGGAGCACCAATCAATAATATTACTTTCTTGGATTCTGCTTCAATCTGACTGATAGCTGGCTCGAATACTTGTGGTACCATCATTTGTCGCTGCCTTTCTGCTTCAAATATACGTTGACATTTATTAAAATAAG